AGAAGGTCTGTCAGTGTGTGGTTTTAATTTTCCTCCAAAAATATAATATCTCCAATAAGCATAAGTAGGAAACAATTTTATTTTAGATTCTTTTTCTACAAGGGGAAGTTTTATATCTAATAAAGAAGTCATTAAAGAATCGTGATACCAAGAGGGTGAAAAAGATTGAATGTCTCCAATATTATGATTATCAACCGTATCTAATTTGTTATAACAATATTTTTGAAGAATATTTAATTCGTCTTGATTAAAAAAATTTTTAATTACTTTATAATTTACTGTAGCCATGCAACTATACTATACCTTGTTCCTTTCGTAATAGGTTTGATTCCATGTGGATACATAAAGTTACTAGGAAAAAACACAATTGATCCCTTACCAAGTTTTAATCTTTTTATTTCTTTTTCATTTTGATCAGTAAATATTAAATCTCCTCCTTCATAATCATCATTTAAATTTATAATTACACTTAAAGCTCTTATAGTTGTTGTGAAATGATCTGTATGAATTTCATATTTTCCCCCTGGATTATATTTTAATAAGTCTATTTGATTTATTTTATTACTTGCCATTTTAGGAAATTTGGCTTTATATAAGATATACAGTCTCTCTATTTCTCTTTTTATGTAGTTCCAATAAAAAATATTTGTAGGAGTATCTAGTTTTAAATGATAACCTTTTACGTTTCTTGTGCTTTTAATTAAACCTCCTAAAACTTCTAAATTTTCTTTAGATTTATGATTTGTTAAAGGTATAATTTTATCTATAAAGTCGGAGGACACTACATTTTTTAGCTCGACAATTGCTTCTAAATAATCCATATTTTTATTTTCTTTCACCAAAGAAACCCGCTGATGCAACGATTCTAGGGTTTAAACCTATTACTTTATGTTTTATATTTTTTGGAATAAAAATCATATCTCCTTTTTTAATATAAAAATCTTTATTTTCACTATCAGAAATACGATAAATTGTTATTCCTTTTAAACCTATTATAAAAACATCTTCTACATCTACATGACTAATACCAACTTGAGATACTAAACTAAAAAATAAATCCAATTCATCTCTTGAATCTCTTTTATATTTAAAAAGTTTACTTAAAAAATCATTAAATATTTTAAATTCTTCTAAGACATTGGATACATCATGTATTTGAAATACATCTTTTAAATTACCTATACTTGATTTTTGGCTAATTCTACAATCATTTTCTTCCATTAAATTACTTAATAGATTAAAATCATATTCTCTTGTTAAAGATACAAAGTTTTTAACTAAAGTAACTTTATTTTTCTGTATATCTTTAAAATTTTTTGCTTTTATTAACATGCTTTAGTCATAATTATGTTACTTTCATTCTCTATAAAATTATTATATAACACAATTATGGCCTTAAAAAAAGTAGATTTTGCACCTGGTTTTAATAAACAAAGCGTACCCTCTGCTCTTCCTGGACAGTGGGTAGATGGTGATTTTGTACGTTTTAGATACACAGCCCCTGAAAAAATAGGTGGTTGGGAACAATTGACCGCTGCATCTAAAACATTACCTGGCGCAGCGAGAGCGCAATTAACTTGGACTTCATTAATAGGAGAACGCTATGCTGCTGTTGGTACCTCTCAAGGTTTATTTTTATATTACGGTAATGATTTTTTTGATATTACTCCTCTAGATACAGCAATTACTGGATGCACATTAACAACAGTTAATGGTTCAAATGTATTAACTGTTAATAAAGGATCTCATGGTTTAGCTGTGGGCAGATATATAACTTTATCTGGTGTAACTGTTACAGGAGCATCTGATTTTACGCCTACAGAATTACAAGTAGCTTATGAAATTTTAACAGTTGCAACGGTAGATAAATTTACTGTTCAAGCTGTAAGAAATGAAGGAGGATCTGGTATGACTGCAGTAGGAGCTGCAACTGTTAATCCTTATGTTGAAATAGGACCAACAACTCAAACAACAGGATATGGTTGGGGAACTTATTTATGGGGAGATTCTACGTGGGGCACAGAACGAACTACAAGCACCGTTACATTAGATCCAGGAAATTGGAGTCTTGATAATTTTGGTCAAGTTTTAGTTGCTACAATATTTAATGGCAAAACTTTTACATGGGATGCAGGAGCCTCTGGAGCTAGAGGTATTAGAGCATCCTTAACTACATCAGGTTTTTCTACCTCTGCCAATCCAACAGCTTCTAGATTTACATTAGTATCAGATAGAGATAGACACTTATTTCATTTTGGAACTGAAACAACTATTGGTGACGTCACAACACAAGATCCCATGTTTGTAAGATTCTCAAACCAAGAAGATTTAAATACTTATTTACCAACAGCAACTAATACAGCAGGTACTTTTAGATTAGATACAGGTAATCAAATTAGATCGGCTCTTCAAGGTAAAGATTATGTTTTTGTTTTAACCGATAACGCTGCATATGTAATTCAATTTGTAGGTCCACCTTTTACTTTTAGTGTTAGACAAGTAGGCACTAACTGTGGATGCATAGGACAGCATGCAGCCTCTTATGTTAATGGTGCTATATATTGGATGTCTAATGAAGGTGGTTTTTTTATGTATGATGGTACTGTAAAAGCCTTGCCTTGTTTAGTTGAAGACTTTGTATTTACCACACAAAATGGAAATTTAGGTATTAATTTTAATTCATCTGATGTTGTTTATTCTGCACCTAACTCTTTATATACTGAAGTAAATTGGTTTTATCCTAAAGATGGATCAGAACAAATTGATCGATGTGTAACGTATAATTATCAAGAAAATGTTTGGACCACTTCATCATTAGATAGAACTACTTACGCTGATCAAGGGGTGTTTGTTAAACCTTATGCAACTGATTATGAAGATACAGGAACACCTGTATTTCCAGATATATTAGGTATTACAAATTTATATGGGGCTTCTATTTACTATGCTCATGAAGTAGGAAATGATCAAGTTAATAGTTCTGGCAGAACTTCAATTAATGCTTTTATTAGATCTGGAGATTTTGATATTGATGATGGTGAACTATTTATGTCAATGAAAAGATTTATGCCAGACTATAAATTTTTAGTGGGAAACTCTAAAGTAACTTTGTTTATATCCGATTATCCATCCGATGTTCAATCCGGTTCACCTTTAGGTCCCTTTACAATAACAACTACTACGGATAAAGTAGATACTAGAGCGAGAGGCAGATTATTATCTTTAAAAATAGAAAACGATGCTGCAGGTGAAACTTGGCGTTATGGTAGTTTTAGACTAGACGCTCAACCAGACGGGAGAAGATAACATGCCACTTACTACAAAAGGTAAAAAAATAATGAAATCTATGAAAGATAGATACGGTAAGAAAAAAGGTAAAACTGTATTTTATGCTTCAAAAAATAAAGGTAAAATAAAAGGTGTAGATAAAACTAAAAAATAATGGCTAAACTAACTAATTATATACCCGAACCTAAACAGGAATATGACGTCGAAAATCAAAGACAAATTATTGAGTCTATGACTACTATGAAACAACAACTTAATTTTTCTTTTCAAGAAGATTTAAAAAACGAACAGGATGCTTTTAATTACTTTTTATCATGACAATACAATATAAAAACGCTAGCAAAATATTAGACGGAACTGCTATGACAACTCTTTTAACTATATCCACGTCTGCTATAGCTATTATAAAATCTGTATATGTATCTAATAACAGCACAGGAGCCGTATTAGTTAATTGTGATCTAAGAGATTCATCTGCTAGTACAGATGTAGAATTTTTTAGAAAAGACATACCTGCTACAAGCACAGTCAATGCCACAGAACAGGGGTTGAATTTAGAAGCAGGAGATGCTATAAAAGCTCAAGCAGAAACTGCTAATAAACTTGAAGTAGTAGTTAGTTATGCGCTTATAAACAGAGAGAATGAAAACGGATAATATACATAAAATAGATTGCACAACAGTAACAATTTATAGAAACACAAAAACAGGCGAAACGTCTAAAGAGAAAGTAGAGGGTCCTGATATTGTAACCGATGTTACAGTCGAGATTTCCCCGAAAGGATTGGATGTTTTCCAGAAAGTTATGAATGAAAATAAGAAACCAAAGCCCTAAAGGCGGAACTGAATTACAACTAGGTTTTCTACATCAATACGTAGATAAAAATTTATTAGATCAAGTACAAATTTGTACTAGTGTACCAGGTAAAGTTCCCATTGATCCTAATAAGCTTAATGTACTTTGGCAAAAAAATTCTTACGATCAACCCAATTTATATCCTTGGTTTAAAGATAAAGCTAATCATCACAAATATGATTGGTATGTTTTTAATTCTCATTGGAATTATGAAAAATTTAGAATGATGTTTGGTATCCCTACTGAAAAATGTGTGGTTATTAAAAATGGAGTTGAAAAAATAAAACAATCTCCGCATTATGAAAAAGGTAAACCTATTAAAATAATTCATCAGAACACACCCTGGAGAGGATTATCTGTTTTACTTGGCGCAATGCAATTAATTAAAAACCCATTAATTACATTAGATGTTTATTCTTCATGTGAGGTATATGGTAAAGAGTTCCATGAACAAAATGATTATAATTATAGAGCATTATATGATCAAGCTGAGTCTTTGCCTAATGTAAATTACATTGGTTATAAACCAAATGAATATATTAGAGAACATTTACCAGATTATAATATGTATGCTTATCCTAGTATCTTCGAAGAGACTTCTTGTATTTCTTTATTAGAAGCAATGTCTGCGGGTTTATATAGTATAGTGACCGATTATGGAGCTTTGTTTGAAACAGGAGCAGAGTTTCCAATGTATATTCCTTATGACAGTAATTACAAAGCGTTAGCAGAAAAGTTTGCTTATGGTATTGCTGCTGCAGCAGAAACATTACACGA